AGCCGCTCGACGAGGCGGAGCGGCGCCGGCTCGCTGCGGAGCGCGAGGAGCGGGAGCAGCAGGCGAAGGAGGACAGGCGCGCGCGTCGCGCGCAGCAGGACCGCGAGGCGGAGGCTACTGCTGCCGCCGCGGCGGAGGAGCGCCGCCTGGCGGAGCGGCATGGCACGCGGCAGATGGAGCGCGTTCTTGCGGCAAGGGATGCCGAGCGGGAGCGCGCCGGCGAGCGCATCAACGCCGCCCTGAGGCGGGCGGCCTATCGAAGGAACGGCGATGGCAGGTGAGAACGTAGTTCCGGCAGGCAACGGTGTGGTGACGCCGCCGCCGGACCCGGATGCGGTGAAGTACGACGAGCTCCGCAAGGAGTTAGGCCTTAACGAGGCCGGCGACCCCGTCGAGCCGGCGGAGGCCGACGCTGAGGATGCGGGCGAGGCTGAGCCCCAGGACGAGCCCGGCCCCGAGCCGCGCGCCAAGCCCGAGCATGTGCCCTACACCGAGCATGAGAACGTCCAGCGCGCGCTGCGCGAGGCCCGGGCCGCCCAGAAAGCATCCGACGAGCGCCTCGCCGGCATCATTGAGCTCGTCAATCGTTCGCGCGTCGAGCGCCGCGAGCCGGAGACCAACAAGGACGAGCCGGCCAAGCTTCCCGACGTCCAGGAAGATCCCATCGGGCACTTTACGGGCCGCATCGCGCAACTTGAAGCGGCGCTGACCAAGGCGCAGCAGGGCAACCAGCAGACCGCCGAGCAATTCCAGGCCGCCCAAGAGCAGCAGCAGCTGTTCTCCATGGTGCAGCGCTCGGAGGCCGAGATCCTCGACCCCAAGAGCGGCGAGGGCCACAAGGCCGACTATTGGGACGCGTGCGCGCACCTTGAGACCCAGCGCGTCAAGGAACTCGACCGCATGTACCCGGACGGCGCGCCCTACGCCATGCACTACGCGCGCCAGCAGGGGTTCGCCGATCCGGCGCAATTAAAGCTCGCCATCCTCAATCACGATCGCCGGGCGGTGGCGATCCAGGCTCTGCAGCTGGGACGCTCGCCGGCGCAGGTGTACTATGACCTGGCAGTCGACCGCGGCTACGTGCCCAATGCCGCCAAGGTCAACGGCGCCGGCAAGGACGGCATTGCCGAGCGAGCAAAGCAACAGCTCGAGGCGGCCAGGAAGGGCAAGGCGGCCTCGCTCAGCATCTCGGGCGGCGACGGTGGCAGGAAGGGGGCCGAGGATATGACGCTCTCCGACCTCGCCGACCTCTTCGCCGAGGACCCGGACATGGCCGACAAGGTTTGGGATCAAATGGAGCGCGCAGGTAAGCTCGGATGACGGCGACAAGAGCCAAGACGCGGGCCGAGCGGCAGGCCGAATTGGCGGCGGAGCATCAGGCAGGGCAGTGTGAACTTACGGCTGCAGAGAAGCTCGTCGTGCTGGCCCAACGCCGCCACGCCAATGGTGGCTATCTGATTCCACAGCCCTCGCCGCTGACGCCCGATGCGTTCCGCGCTTGGCTACATGCCATCGCCAAGGAAGGGGCGCCCGGCGACCTGGAAATCGCCTGGCACTACCACGCCGACGCGCGCACCAAGGAGCGACTGGGAAACGAATACACTGGCTTGCTGGCGCAGGCGGGGCAGCGCTACCACGCACTTGAACAAGCCGCGTGGCTGGAGCGGCAACAAGAGATCGCCGAGGCGGCGCCGCGAATCGAGCGCGACCGCATCGCGCGGGAGATCGCCGAGCATGAGGCGGCCATAGCGGCCTTGCGCCAACAGCTGGCTAAGCTAAAAGGCTAAGAGTTCGCCGCGTCTCAGGGCGTCATCTGAGGCATTCGACTGGGCACGGCGTGAAAGGCCCCAGCTCTCCGGCTCGTGCTGTGAACGAACGCCATCGGCCGCTCTGGGCCGTCATCCGAGCACACCACCCAATCCCATCAATCCGCCCGGCCGGGCCAGGAGTCGCGCCGGGCACCGCAATAGGTGTGCCAAATGGCAGACACGTCCTATCAGCTGAACGATCCCGAGACCGTCAAGGTCTGGGCTCGCAAGCTCGACCGCGAAGCGCTCAAGCGGACCTACATGAAGCGCTTCATGGGCAGCGACCCCGATGGGGGCCGCGAAGACTCCAACGCGATGATCACGATCAAAAACCAGCTCAACAAGGGGCCGGGTGATCGTATCCGCGTTACGCTGCGCAAGCAGCTCAAGGGCCGCGGCGTTACCGGCGACGGCACCTTGGAGGGCAACGAGGAATCGCTCGGAACCTTCACCCAGGATCTGCTCATTGACCAGCTGCGCCACGCCGTTCGGTCCGATGGCCAGATGACCGAGCAGCGCGTTACCTTCTCGCTGCGCAATGAGGGCATGCAGGGCCTTGCCGATTGGTGGGCCGAGCGCTGGGACATCTGGGGATTCTACCACCTCGCCGGCTACACCCCAGGCAATACCACCGGCACCGCCGGCGCTGACACCGACGCCACCGGGTCGGAGTACAACGGCCACAACACCATCACGGCGCCGACCCGGATCGTGCGCATCACTGGCGCAACCACCGACCAGGGCATGACGACTGCGCACAATTTCTCGCTCGTCCTTCTCGACAAGGCGATCGAGAACGCCAAGGTGGGGCAGACCGGCGTCGGCAAGGTGCCGATCCGGCCGCTGATGGTGGAGGGCAAGCCCTACTTCGTGGTGTTCCTGCACCCCTACCAGGTGACGGACCTGCGCACGCGGACGACTGCCACCACGTCGCACCCGATCCTCTGGTACGACATCCACAAGGCGGCGCTGTCGGGGGGGCGCTTCGACAACCCCATCTTCAACGGGGCGCTCGGCGAGTACAACGGCTGCATCCTGCATGAGTCGACGCACGTACCTCCGGGCGTGCACAGCACAAGCGGCCTTGCCGTTTCGACCGCCCGGCGGGCCGTTCTGGCCGGTGCGCAGGCGGCGGTGTGCGGGTTCGGCCAGGGGCACGACAAGTCGACTTACGACTGGTTTGAGCAGCGCTTCGACTACGGCAACAAGCTGGGCGTGAAGGCCGGCTGCATCTCCGGCATCAAAAAGTCGACCTACACGGAGAGCGGCACGCCACACGACTTCGGCGTGGTGGTGATGTCGTCCTACGCTGTGGCTCACACCTAAGAGGAGGCGTGAATGGCTGAAACATTTGTCGGCCTTGCCAGCTTCTCTGGCCGTAACGGCCAAGGGCTGATCACGGCCTTTGGAGCCGGGAGCGTGGCCATCGAGGCGGGCGACCGGATCTCCCCAGCCGAATCCACCGTGCAGGGGACTGGGACCGGCAACCCAATCGCACCGGTCGCGCCCAGCGCCAACGTCGTCGTGCAGACGAACGCTGGCGATCTGAGCTCCTTCAAATTTGTCGCCGCCGTGTTTAGGAACGGAGCATAAACGATGGCACTTGGATCAACGGCCCGGAAGCCTGAGGGCCTGCAAATCTCCTTCCTGGAGAAGCGTTACGACTACGCCGCCCTGGGCGCCGCCGCCACCAACGGCATGCGGACCCTCATGGGCACGCTGCCCAAGGGGACCAACCTCCTTGCGATCTACACGCCTCGCAAGGAGGCCCCGGCCGGCGGCGCCCGCCAGATCTGGCTCGGCACGCTGTCGGACAAGACGGCGCTGGTGAACACGGCCGGGTTCACGGAGGGGACGGCGCACACCGCCATCACCGCCTTCAAGAACGTGAACTTCACGCAAGACACCGACATCTACTTCACGCAAACATCGATGACGACGACCAAGCCCACGGCGGGCGTCGTCGACTTCACCATCGCCTACGCCATCTCGGCGCAGTTCGGGGTAGCCCCATAATGGCGGGCTTCTACCACCACGTGGGGCCGGCGCCGCAGGCGCCGTGCCCCTACTACGTGCTGCTGGCGACGCCATGCACATCGCACCCCGAGTGCGTGCACGAGAAGAGCATGGTGGCGACGGCGGAGACGCTGACGCGCGCCGGCATCCAGTTCGACTATCAGATGATTCAGGGCTCCTGCCACGTCGACGATGTGCGCAACGGCATCATCCGCAATTTCCTGCAGTGGGAGCGGCCTCGGGACACGAGCCCCTCGCCACACTGCCGCTACACCTACACCGACCTGTTCTTCCTCGATGCCGACATGGGCTGGGACGCCAAGAGCGTCGTCGACCTGCTGATGGCGCCGGGTGACATCGTGGCCGGCGTCTACCGCCACAAGCACGACGACGAGACCTACCCGTTCGCGGCCGGCCAGTTCACGGGACTGGGCCTCAATGAGGCGCATCTCTTCGAGATGCCGAAGGTGGCGACGGGCTTCATGCGCATCCGCCGCCCGGTGCTGCAGAAACTGTACGACATCGAGAAGGACAAGAAGCGCTCGCACTGGGCCGACCCCCAGGACCGCGAGATGAACCCCTACCCCGTTGCCCGCATCGTCGAGCGCGGATGGCCGCGTGAGCTGGGCATTCCTGAGGCAATCGAGGCCGGCAACGACTACCAGTCGGGCGACTACGTGCTGTGTCTGAAGGCGCGCATGGCGGGCTTCAAGGTATTCGTCGATCCCGATATGAAGTTCCACCACGCCGGCGAGAAGGTGTGGACCGGCCACTTCGGCAACCACCTGCGCCAGGAACAGGGCGTTTTCGCGCCGGCCTTCATTGAGGCGATCGAGGCGCTCAGGGCCGGCAAGGCAGAGCCTGCGACGTTCGCGGCGCTGTTCGAAGGCTGGGACGCGTTCTCGGGTCGCTCGCCCATCGGCAACCCGTGGACGCTGGAGGAAGGCGCGCTTGCCGAGTTGTGGGGCCGCGCGCGCGGGGCGACGGCGCCCGTGCTGGAGATGGGCTCGGGCCTCACCACGCTGGTGCTCGGGCTGGCGCTGGAGGGCACGGGGCAGACGGCGCACGCGCTGGAATGCCACCTTGAGAGCTGGCGCAAGACGGCTGCGACGCTGGAGCGTTTCGACATCAAGAACGTGGTGCTGCACCACGCGCCGCTGGAGCCGATCGGTCCCAAGCCCGAGGAGGTGGCCTACGGCGGGGCGGACCTGCCCGAGGCGTTCGGCCTGGTGCTGGTCGACGGGCCTTATCACTCGGCGCAGCGCCGCACCGCGCTGTGGGCGCTGCGCACGCGCATCCGCGGGGCGACGCTGCTGATTGACGATGTCGGCACGTGCGCGCCGCTCATGGAGATGCTCGAGAAGGCCGGGCACGCCATCGACCTGCGGCAGGGTGGCAAGAAGCGCTGGGCGATAGCCGCCCCGCCCTCAGAGCAGCTGGCGCCAGCCGTCATCCCGGCAACCAAGCTGCGCCCGCTCATCGTGTCGCTCACCTCGCACCCGCCGCGGTTCGGCATGCTGTCGCACACCCTGGGAAGCCTGCTAAACCAGGACGTGAAGCCCGACGCCATCGTGCTGTGGCTGGCGCGCGAGGAGCTCGCTGCGCTGCCGTCGCAGATGCTCCGCATCGATGGAATCACGGTGCGCCAGTGCGAGCAATTGCGTTCCTACAAAAAACTCATCCCGGCGCTCAAGGAGTACCCGGGCCATTACATCGTCACGGCCGACGACGACCTTGTGTACCCGCGCTCGTGGCTGAGGGATCTCACCGAGGGCTACCGCGGCGAGGGCGAGATAGTCTGCCGGCGCACGCGCAAGGTGAGCCTGGAACCCGGCAACTGCAGGCTCGCGAGTTACAACGCATGGCCCATCCTTGACCGTGAGGCCAAGGGCGATTGGGTGTTCCCGACCTCGTGCCACGGCATGCTGGTGCCGCCCGGGGCGCTGCGGCCGGAAGCGCTGGACATGGCCCGCGCGCAGGCGCTCTGCCCGAACAACGATGACATCTGGTGGTGGTGGATGGCCTACCCCCACCGCGTGCGCAACATCGTGGGTTCCGAGCCCATCTACGACCTGCCGACCGGCAAGGACGGACTGTGGTCTGAGCACAACCGCGACGGCGGCAACGATGTGCAGATTGCGGCGATGACCGACGCTTTCGGGCTGCCGTGGGCGCCGGTGCGGGAGGCGGCGGAGTGACGACCTTCGCCATCATGCAGGCCAGGATCGCCGACGACATCGTGCGCGACGACCTGGCCGCGCAGATCGAGAACGCCATCAACGATGCCATCGAGCTGCAGGAGGGCGAGCGCTACGCCTTCAACGAGCGCCGCTATCGCATCCTCACCGTCGCGAACCAAGAGTACTACGATCTGGCGGCGCCGACACTGCTCGACGAGAACGGCGGTGTGCTGCCGACGGGCGAAGCGCTGATCGAGCTCGACGACATCACCGCGCTCGTCAGCAACAACCCCTACCCGCTCCGCCAGCGGACGCAGCAGCACATCAACGAGTGGCAGACCACGACGCACCGCGGCCAGCCGGCCGACTACGCCCTCTACAGCCGGCAGCTGCGCATCTCCCCCATCCCCGACGCCGTCTACCAGCTCAACCCCATGGGCCTCGCCCGCTTGGGCCCAAACCCGCTCGCTGGCGACGCCGATACCAACGCCTGGATGACGGACGGCGCGGCCATCATCCGGGCGCAGGCGAAGGTGCTCATCTACCGCGACATCCTGCGCGATGCGGAGGGCGTGGCACTGGCGCGGGAGCAGATAATCGAGGCGGGCGGCAATCCTAACCCTGGTGCGGCCAAGCGCAAGATGGCGGCGCAGGCCTGCACGGGCCGCATGCGGCCTTGGAGCCTCTGACGTGGCGGGGCTTGCGGACGCCTTCCGCACCCAGTGGCCGCCGAGTCCGCCAGCGCGCGACCCCCTGATGCCGATTCCGATGATGCCGCAGGCGCAGCGGCTGCCCTTTGACCTCGACGCCTTGATGCAGCAGCCCCTGTATCGTCGGGAGCGGGCCGTCGAGCCGCCGTCGCGGCTCATGCCCTCGCCGGGCTTTTCCGACTTCCTGCGTAACTACTGGCTCGACCAGCGGCGGCTGTAGATGCCCGAGCCCATCGCCTTCGCCGAGTGGCGCCCCGACAAGTCCGACCGCGAGAACCCCGCGGCCGAGGCCAAGGGCTGTATCAGCCAGGCCGGGCAGTACGCCCCCCTTCCCAATGTGGTGGACTACGGCGCGGCCTCGACGATCGACGCCTTCACGAAGGTGCTGCTGCACTTCGACGGGATCGATGGCGCCACGACCTTCCCCGACAGCGCGCCAACGCCGCATACCTGGACGGCGGCCGGCAATGCCCAGGTCGACACGGCGCAGTCCGTGTTCGGCGGGGCGTCGGGGCTGTTCGACGGCACAGGCGACTGGATCACGACGCCCGACAATGCCGACTTGGAGTTGGGATCTCAGGATTTCACGGTTGCTTGCCGGTTCAATTGCAACGCGGCCGGCGGGTCAGCGCGCGCAATTGTAGGCAAAGCCACGGATACCTTTGCGGCGGGCTGGATTGTGCGGCGTGAAGCGTCGAACGTCATAGCCTTTTACGCAAGAGATTCGTCCGCAGGAGCTGGGCCGTTCCTTGTCGGAACCACTCAGTTCACGAACGCGGTCAACGCCGGCTGGCACCATCTTGCTGTTGTCCGGTCTGGGACTTCCTGGCTGTTGTTCATTGATGGTGTCCTTGAGGATAGCGCCACGGAATCCTTCACGATAGCGAACAACGCGGCAGTTCTTTCGATAGGCAGCTGGGGCACGACTGGCGGAGCCGATGCTTGGCTTGGCTGGGTTGACGAATTGTCGCTGAGTGTAGGCGTCGCACGCTGGACGGCCAACTTCACCCCGCCCGCGGCCGCCGACAGCTTCGGCGCCACGACGTTTCAGCCCACGCTTGGCAGCGACACCTTCTACGACGCCACCACGGCCCCGCACATCTTCGCGGGCGACGCGGCGCGGCTGTACCACCTGGAGAGCCGCATTGCCGTCGACCGCAGCAAGGCCGGCGGCTACGCGGTGGGCGCTGAGGACACCTGGCAGCTCGCCCAGTTCGGCGACAACGTGGTGGCCGTCACCAAGGAGGAGCCGCCGCAGCGCTTCGACATGGGCGCCAACCCGATCGTAGCGTTCGCGGACCTGACCGGCTCTCCGCCGCAGGCCGCCTCCTGCGTCGCCCGCGTCGGCGACTTCCTGATGATGGGCGAGGGCTTCACGATCCACTGGAGCGCCTTCAACGACATCACCGACTGGGCGCCCGACCCCGGCACCCAGGCCGGCAACCAGGAGCTCGACCAGGAGCGGGGCGAGATCATCTCAATCGTCGGCCTCGACTACGCGGCCATTTTCCAGGAGCGCGGCATTCGCCGGGCGATCTACGTCGGCCCGCCCGTGATCTTCGACTTCGGCCAGGACTACGTCGAGAAGGCACGGGGCTGCATCGCGCGCAACGCCGCCACGCCCTACGGGCGACTGATTCCCTACGCGGCCGATGACGGCTTTTATATATTCGACGGCCAGTCGAGCACGCCGATCGGCGATGGCAAGGTCGACAGCTACTTCACGAGCAACCTCAACTACGCCTTTCGACACCGCATCAGCGTCGGCATCGACTATGCCCGCAAGCTCGTGGTGTGGGCGTGCCCGATGCGCGGCAGCCAGCTGCCGAACGAGCTATTGATCTACTCGGTCCGCGACGGGCGGTGGACGCACGACGAGATCGATCTGGAGTTCCTGTTCGATTCGCCCGCCGAGCCCCAGACCATCGACCAGGTGGACGGCTTCTGGGACCAGAGCATCGACGCGGAGCCGGTGGCCTCCTTCAACATCGACAGCGGCGTCTTCGACGACCGGCGCATCAGGCTGGCGGCGTGGCAGCGCGACAGCCACCGCCTCGCCTTCTTCAACGGCGGCGCGCGGGCGGCGACCATCGAGACCGGGGAGAGCGAGCTCGCGCCAGGACAGCGCGGGCTGCTGACGGAGATCTGGCCCATGGGCGACTTCCCGGCCGGCTCGGTGAGCGCCTCGGTCGGCTACCGGGCGGCACTGCCGGGGGGCATGAAGGTCTACACCTCGCCCAGGCAGATGAACCGGGTGGGTTTCTGCCCGGCGCGGGTGGATGCGCGCTTCGGCAGCATCCGGCTCAACGTGGCGGCCGGGGCCGCCTGGCGCCGGGCCGAGGGTGTGCACGCGACGGCCACGGGGACAGGGAAGCGGTAGATGGCTGAAATATTCGACCTCGACCCCACGGACGCCAACAACGTTGGCAGATGGCCCGAGGGGATGCAGGGCGGCGACATCAACAACGCCGGCCGGGCCGATGAGGGCATGCTGGCGCGGCACTACGAGGACCATGACGGCTCGCGCACCGCCTCGGGCTCATCCAACGCCTTCGCCGTCTCGTCCTCTCGCACCATCTCGTCACTGTTCGACAACCTCACCCTGGTCTTCACGGCCAACCACACCATCACCGGCGCCGCGACGCTGAACCTGAACGGGCTCGGCGCCAAGGCTGTTCGGCGCTTCAACAATAACGATCTGACCGCCGGCGACATCATCTCAGGCACGCCGGTGGCGGTGATCTACAAGAGCGGCCTGGACGTGTGGATCATGGTATCGGCGGCGGCAGCGCTGTTCGCCAACATGCATGCCGACTTTAACGAGAACGGCTCACCCGGCAACCCTTCGGCCAATGTCGCGCGGCTCTACGCCAAGGACGTGAGCGGCCTCACGCGGCTGGCGTATCGCGACTCGGCGGGCGTCGAGATTCAGCTCGCTAACGAACTCATCGCCATCATCGAGGACCAAAAGAGCCAGAACACCTCGCCCCAGACACTGGCGAGCGGGACCGACAATGTGCGCGAGCTGAACACACTGGCCTTCAACCGCAACAGCCTCGTGTCGCTATCGTCGAACCGCTTCACGCTGCCGGCGGGCACCTGGGAGATCGACTGGTGGGCGCCGGCGCACTTCTCCAACAACACCGGCGGACACCAGACGTTTCTGTACAATCAGACCGACGCCGCCGAGGTCGCGCGCGGGACGCCGATGGCCTACGTCAACGCCGACGGCAGCGACGCGTCGAGCCAGATCAGCGGCGGCAGCGCGGTGGTGACGATCACCGGCAGCAAGGCTTTCGAGATCCGGCACCGCTCCTCGCTCAGCCTTGCGGGCGGTGTCGTCGGCAACTTCGGGACCGAGGTCTACACGCGCGTCAAGGTAAGGAGGGCAGGCTGATGCCGCAGTGGGCCCATAGCATCGTGTGGCCGGCGCTGATGCTGGCCGTGGTGGCGATGGCTTTGAGCACGTGGCCTTAGACACACGCTGGAAGAACCCGCAGGGCAAGGATCCGGAGACGCTCTGGCAGTGGGCGCAGGATGTCGTGCGCGACTTGCGCAAGGGCGACTTCCTCAGCGCCGGGGCAATCGCGTACGACAACACCGCCTCGGGGCTGGCCGCGACCACTGTGCAGGCGGCGCTCGACGAACTGGACGGGCGCCTCGATGCTCTGGAGGCTCTGGCGCAGGGCGCAACGCTCATTGACGATGGTTCTCTATCTGGCTCGTCCGTCGTCCTGGCGACCAACATTCCGCAGACGTTCGCCAAGCTCATCCTGCGCATCACCGGCATGAGCTACGACACGGCAGCTCGCCATGCGTTGCTGCAAGTGTCGACGGACAACGGATCGAACTACGACACCACTGTCGGCAACTATGGATTGTTTGCATTCGCGGGCGTTTCGGCCCAGGCGTCGCTCATGACGGGGCTCAACCATCCGAACGCGGCGGACGCCGAAAACGCCGCGGTGGAGATCGGTGGCTACCAGGCTGGCATGTACCCCAGAAGTGACGGCTTCCACCGCATCGTTGGCGCCGGCATCAACACCTCGTGGGCGTTCTACGACGCGTCGACCGCCGCAATCAACGCGCTGCGCCTGATAATCGGCGGCGGCGCTGGCAACTTCGACGCCGGCAGCTACGCGCTCTACGGGGTGCGCTGATGCGCGCCGTTCCGGTGCCGCCGGCCAAGACGGCCGCGGCCTGGCCCGTTATCGAATCGTGGGTGGCCCGGGCTCTCGTCAAGGGGAAGGCGGACCTGACGCCAGCCCAGATCCGCGAACACCTCGAGCGGGGCGGCATGCAGTTGTGGCTTGCGTGGGGGCCGGGCAACAAGCCCCACGGCGCCTGCATCACCGAGCTTATCGAATCGGCGCGCGGCCGGACCTGCAACGTCGTCATCGTCGCCGGCAACCGCTTCGCCGCGTGGGAGCACCTGCAGGCGCGAATAGCCGCGTGGGCGGTGGGTGACTGGGGCTGCAAGCGGCTCGCACTGACGGGCCGCGTTGGATGGGCGCGACGGCTTCGGGCCGCCGGGTGGGAACAGACGCACGTGAGTATGGAACGGACGCTCGATGAGCCAGTCTAGCCAGACGCAGAAGACCAAAACCACGGGCTGGGCCCCGGCGATGAAGCAGGCCGAGGATGTCGCCTTGCCGGGCGCGCTCGACCAGTACAACCAGACCCGGAACAGCCCGCTGTGGACCGGCGCCCAGGGGGCCATCAGCCGGATGCTCGATCCGAGCTTCGCCGACCCGATGAACAACCCCTATTTCAGGTCGGCCTATGACACGACGGCGGACGACATCCAAAGCCGGGTCTCGGCCCAGTACGGCCGCGCCGGTCGCGGTAGCGGCAACACGGCAGTCGGCAGCGACATCGCGCGCGGCATCGCCGCCGGCTTCGCGCCGACACTGGCCGGCACCTACCAGCAGAACCTCGGCCTGCAGCAGCAGGCGGCCGGCATGGCGCCAGGGCTGGTGTCGGATCCCGCTTTCCAGCAATATCTCGCCAACATCGGCGGCTTGGCCGGGCTCGGGCAGGACAGCACGGCCAGAACGACCGCGACGGGAAGCCCGCTGCAGACCATCGCCGGCCTCGGGTTGACGGCTGCCGGCGTATTCGGCGGCGGCGGGCTCGGGCCGCTCATGTTCGGCCCGGCCGCGTTCGGGAGGGCGTAGCCGATGGCGATGTCTGACGCCTTCTATCCCGGCATCCGCCCCGGCACGCTGCAAACCGACATGTGGCGGCGCTTTCTCGACGACCTGCGGACCTCGGGCATAAACATCGACCCGCTGCAGTCGGGCGGCTACAACCCGCGCAACATCGCCGGCACCGGCACCCCAAGCCTGCACGCCAGCGACCGCGCTTACGATGTGAACTGGCGCGATAACCCGGTGGGGCCGGCCAGCCCTATGGCCGACTTTACGCCCTACGAGACGGACATCGCGGCACCGACGCGGATCCCGTCGTGGCTGGCGCGCGACGTTGCCGGGCGGCATGGGCTGCGCTGGGGCGGTGACTTCCGGGGGCGCAGTCCCGACCCCATGCATTTCGAGGTCGGCGGCGGAGTGCCGATGGCCCAGCGCAGCATGACGGCTGCCGCGGGCCTTCCGGCGGCGCCGCTTGGCGCGCCGACCGGCATCGGCTCGGATGCGGTTGCGGCCCGCGGACAGCCCGCGCTGCCGCCCAGCTGGCTCGGTAGCCTCCAATGGATGCTGCCACCTGAGATGCGCGGGGCCGGCACCATCCCCAACCTTGATGCCGCGCTGCCGCCCGAGATGCGCGGGCCGCCGCCGTCGCCGCCGTCGCCGGGCGAGGCGGGCGCGCCCCCGGCCGCAGCTGGGCCATCCGCGCCGCCAGGTCCCATCACGGCGCCGTTCAGCGCGCCGCAGGTCAACCTCGATGCCCCGTTCCCCGCGCCGCCCGATCCGAGCGCCATCATGGCCGGTGCCCAAGCCGCGCAGGACGCACGCCCGCCAGCGCCGACGTTCTGGGGCAGCCTCGAGGGGGCCTTCGCCAATCCGCTGACCATGGCCGGGCTGTCGATCCTCGGCACCGCTCCAGGAGGGAACTGGGGCCCGGCGGGCGCGCAGGGGTACGCTCAGGCCCAGGCCGCCCGCCGGGAGCAGACCGCCTTTGAGCGCCAGCAGCGCCAGCGCGGCGTCATGGACCGAATCTGGGCCGAGGCGTTCCCGGGCGGACAACCGAACATGCAGCACCCCTTGCTCCGGGGGCAGTCTCCCGATGTCGCCGCAATGCTCGCTGGGATGGGGCCTGAGGCCGCCATCCCGCAACTCGCGACGGCGGCCATCAATCGTTCGAAGATTGACTTCAGGACGCTAAAAGAAGGCGAGCAGTTGATTGCCACGACTGGCAGTGGTCAGGTGATGCAGCTCCCCGTCTCCGGCGGCGTCAGGGTGACGGAGGCGATCAGGACCAACGCCAGCAAGATCGACCAGGCGTATCAGAACATCAGCGCGGCACTGCAGCGCTACCAGCAGCTTGCTGCCCAGACGGGTTATGTGCTCGGCCCCGGCAAGGATCGCGACGCCATTGAACAGGCGCGGAACAACCTGAAACTGCAGCTGAAGGAGTTCTACAATCTTGGCGCCTTGAACGGCCCTGATGATGCGCTTA